CCATCATACCAATAGTAGCTCTATCAGTAGCCGAGGACCCTAAGGCCTGAGCTAAACCAGGAATCACATCAGTGTTTATTGTAAAATAAACGTGGAATAGGTATTTGGTTTGCGGCGCAAGTGCATATCCGTCCGACAAGAACGTTTTACTTGCGTGCTTATAATCCTTTAAGTAGTCGCTGCCAAATAGTCCTTGTACAAAACCACTGCCAGAACCACTTAGTAAATTACTAAGTGTGCTACCAAATCCCATTGTTTATTAACCAGTAACTACTGAACCTAATGTACGTCCTACATTTGTACCTAAACCACTTTCTAGCGGAGTTTGTAGTGCGTTATCAAAGCGGATGTTTAATCCCATTGTAACAGGAGCACTTTCGCTATATGCTAAATCGTTGTAGTTAACGCTGGTTAGATAGCAACCATATAGTTCCCAAGTTTCTAGTACGTTTGCTTCGTTAGCACCATTGCCACCATCTAAGATTTCACAACGTGTAATGAACTTGTAGTCAATACCAGAAGCAGCTGAACTCATTTCCATAAAGTCAAATTGTTTCTGTAGCTGTTCGCCAACTAATTTAGAAACGTTGCCAGCAGCATCGTCACGTAAATTAACTGTAGTATCTTCCCAAGAATGCTTACCAGCCATGCGTACTTTTGAGTTGTAGATATCGATTGTAATATCATCAAAACTTACGCTTGGGCGAGCAAAGTCAATTACTTGTTTTGTTAGTTCTGTACGTGGTGTTGATACACCAAAGTTTTCAAAAATAATGCGAAAGCGATATTTTAGCTTTGGCATTAATAGACCTTGAGTCGAGGATGATTGATCACTCGCTAAAGGTACTGTCATTCTAGTTAATGATGAAACCGCCATATTATGTTTCTCCTAATAAGTTTATATGTTATTATTTATCCTGAACCAGGAGGCAAAAAAAGGGGGTCAATTAAGACCCCCTTGAAGTTAGTAGAAAGAATGATCTACTTTTTATAAGCCTGCTGCAATAGAACCGGTGTTCTTAATACGTACTGGAATATAGACGTATTCGACTGCCTTAACTGGTTCAATAGCAATGTCAACATATAGCTCATTACGATCAATACGTGCTGCTGTGTTGTTTGATTCATCACACACAACTAGATAATCGTAAATACCACGTTTTGCGATTAGGTCATTCATTAAACCTTCAATCTGGTTCTTGATTTCGTCGCGTGTTAGCTTGTCGTTTGGTTCAAAGATGAATCCTTTAGCGATCGATTCAACTTGATCACGTACAAATGCTACTAAACGTGCAACGTTAATGCGATCTAATGCTGTACCGCTAAGTGTAGTCTTGTTACCATAGTTAACTAGACCAGTACCTGGAATAAAGGTTAATGGGTTAACATTATTTTCGTATAGTGTGTCACGTACTGCTGAACGGTTAGCAATTTGTACAAACGCACCAGTTTGTGCATTTACATATCCTAACGAGCTGACGTTATCAATTGTACCACGGCGTGTGCCTGCTGGTGCTAACCATGGGTAACCAATTTCGTCATTACGTACCAATGTGCGAATCATCATATGCGATGCTGGAACAACTACTGTGTTGCCACTTAGGTCATTAGTCTGTCCTGATGGATAGAAAACGCCTAAGTAACTATCAGCTACTGCTAAACCATCGCCTGTGCTTAAACCATTACCTGAGTTATTAGTTGCCCAGTCAATTAGGCTTGCACCTGAGTCATCTAAACGTAGCGGAGTGTCGCCTACAACGAAACCAGTATTATTACGATCGTTGTTTAGAGATACCAAGTTTGGAATTAATTCCGGATAACCTGGAGCAGCAATAATGTTAAACACACGCTGTTCTTCGCGAATCTCTGTATTAGCATCTACACCGCTTTGCATTGCACGAGTAACAATACGACGCTGTGCTTGACGACCTGCATACATTGAGCCATCATTCTTGTTACCAGATGCACTTACCCAGCAGTTAGTTTCTGTTGGTAGAGTTTCGCCTGGGTAATCAGTTGCGTTAAAGTGATTTAGTACAAACTGCTTAACGTTGTAACCTGAACGACGTGTATTAAACAATAATGTACCTGCTGGATAGTTAGCAGCTTCTGGTGCATCGAGATCTAGATAGTTACTAGATAGTAAGCTAGCAATAGTTGGAATGCTATCTGTAATAGGATCAATTGTTCCTGCTGTACCCCAGCGAGCGTCGCCAAATACAACACCGTTTTCAGTTGTGCTATCTGTGTTATCAATTGATACCCATTGATCAACTCCATCAACTGCTTCCCAACGCTTAATCATTGGATAGTTTTCTAGATCCGAGCTGTCGATCCACAAGTCACCATATACAAGTGCTGTATCGTCTGATTGTGTAGTAGGTGCGCTAGCAGAAATCTGCGGACCTGCTGGATCAGTTGCTGTTAGATCAAACCCACGAACATCATTAGAAACGTTTAAATAACCTTTCCAGTTACTGCCATCGTGGATCATAATATCAACTTCGTTGATTGTGCTGTAATACCAATAAGTACCGTCTGTTGGATCTTGTCCTGGAGCAGTGCTATTAGCTGAGTATGAAGTACCGTCTGGGTCTTCCATTGGAATCCAGTTACTTAAAATAATACCTTCGTTAGCACCGTCAACAACACGTGTAGTAATACCATCAACAGTTGTTGCAAAACCAGCATCGGCAACAGGAGTACCTGTCGCATCAACTAGGTGAATTACACCACCTTGTGTATGAGTAATACGGATAGCACCTGTTGTTAAAACTTCAGCAGAAGTATTTGCTACGCCTGCTGCTAAGAATGCTGCAACAAAGTCTGCTGCACCAGTACCTGCTAATGTAGCAGTAACAGGGCTTGTCATTGTTGAACTACCCTTAACACTTGCACTAATAGTAAATGTTTCAGCTGAAGTAAAAGTTGGGCTAGTTGTGTTACCAACGATTGCAGTAGAACCGCTTGCTTGACGTTGGAATAGTTTTAATGTTGCAGTATTATTTTCGTTAATATCGTAACGTGCATAAGTTGCACCAACTGCTAATGCACTACCACCATTGCTTGGATCTAACCCGTAGTTAGCAGTTTCGTCGTTAGCATACACTGGGCAACTCTGCGATACAAAGCTACCAATGGTGCTGTCGTATTTTTTAACTGCTAGGCTAGTACCTAGGTTAACGTTAGTTGTCTTAATCCATACTGATCCAGTTGGACGCGGTACAGAATCTGTGCTTCTCCAACGTGGAATTGATGTATGTGCTGATTGTTGCAATACAGGAGCATAATAAGTACCTGCTGTAATACCTAAGCTAGCTAGCGGAGTACCTGAACCATTAGCAATAGTAACGCTAATATCTTCTGAACTCAAGTCATCGCCTGCACCAGTTTCAACATGAATTGCTAGTTTACTGCTTACTGCCGAAGCGGTAACGCCTGTAATAGCAGCACCGTTGATATCATCAACGGTAGTTGCAAGTGTTGTTCCAGTTAGGCTGATTGTAGTACCGTTAATAACAATACTATTACCTGCTGTTACAGTTGGCGAGCTGGTAGATCCTAAAATTGTATTTAAACTTGCTTTCCAATCATCCGAGCCAATTAGTACCCAATCATTACTTGAATTCTTATAGTAAATTGGATTGTTTACATTTGTAGCAACAACAGCGTAACTACCAATTGTTCCTAGAGAATCTTTAGGAACACCAGCGGTTAAGTCGCTAGAGTTAGTAATAACCAATGGTGTTTTGTTAGTGAATGTTGCTGTCGATGAGCTCCATTCAAAAATACCCCATTGTGTTGATAAGGTATCTAACCACCAAGTACCGTTGTCTGGGTTGCCAGTTGGGCGTGATAGACTAGCAGCTAGTTCAGCTAAGTCAACATCGACACGCTGAATATAAGCGCGGTTGCTAACACCTAGTACTGAATAAGCAGCTAGTAAGCCATATTCATTTAATTCATAACCGTTGATTGGAGTACCAGCGGTTGTGTTATAGAAGAATGGATTACCAAAAGTATTCACAAGTTCTCTTTGACTTGTGATGAGATAAGTAGCGTTAGCGTTTGAAGCTAATGTGCCAGCAGCAACTCCTGTGCCTGCTGCGTTAACTTTATTCTGTGCTGTAGCAATTAGAATAAAAGGAACGCTATTTGTAGCAGACGAGCGGTATGCGCTTTCATCGATAATTGAAACTTCAACGCCTGGTGAAACTAGTGCCATATTGATTGTCCTCACAATAATTTGTTGTTATATCTATTTATTAGTTTCACATTAAATCAGCGGTTTATACGACCTTGGCAAAGGCCTTATATAAGTAAATATATGGAAAGACCGCTATGTTCAGTGTGCGAAAAGCAACCTTGTGCTGTAAATTATGTTAAGGACGGTATAACACACTATCGATCACGCTGTAATCAATGCAACGGAACTAACAGAAGGAAGAAACCTTATGTTCCACGCTGGAAGCAAAAAGGATATAAACAAAAAACTACATGCGACAGATGTGGGTTTCGAGCCAAGTATCCATCACAAATAGTAGTGTTTCATGTTAATGGCGATTTAAACGATGCTACGATTACAAATCTGCGTAGCGTTTGTTTAAATTGTGTGGTTGAAATTGATAAGCAAGAACTGCCTTGGAAGCAAGGCGATCTTATGCGAGACTTTTAACGTTTAACTTGTTAAGTGTACGTTGTAGCAATCCAATTTGTAGTATAACATCTTCAAAAGCGTGATGGCTATTACCTAACTTTTCACGGTCTGGGCTCATTTTGTATACCGTGCGAGCGTCCATTACTTTGTAATACTGCCACGGAATCGGCATATCATAACTCTTAAATGCGTGTTCGATAATAGTCATATCAAACGCAATACCGTTAGCCCAAATACGTTCAGCATGCCACATTAGCCCTTTAAGTTCTTCTAGTGCGTCTTTTAACGGAACACGATCCTTTTCGCCAAATGCTTCTTCCTGTGCTAATTCGCCTTGTTGCGCCCACCATTGAATAGTTAAGTCTTCAATAACACGATCAGGTTGGGACTCTGTGTCAATACGACGATACATTGCGTGTTTGTCGTAAATGGTGTCGGAAAAAGGATCAAACGCACACGCTGCAATGTTTAGAATTACAGCAGCAGGGTCAGAGCCCAAAGTTTCTATGTCCAACATCAAGTCCATAGTGGTATTATAGTAGAGTGTTGAGTAGTTGTCAACCTTTACGTGCTTTGTTTAAAGCACGTATTAGTCTGCTTGCTGTATTGATTTTTTTAGAACGCTCGCTTCTGCGGGCTTGTTGTTTGTAAGTTTGTGCTCTTGTGCGCTTCATTTTTTCACGCTTGGCTACGTCAATTGGCTTATCGCAATCTGAAACAGAAGGAACAATACGTCCTTTACGCTTACCAGAAGTGCAACGCCATTTTAATTTTGCTTTGCCGCCACGTGTTGTAGTTTTAGAACGACTCCAAACCATTTCGTGTTCCGGAATGAACTCGCTTGCTCGCATTAACCAATAACCCAGGTGATTGGTTGCGAACCATCTACATAGTTGCGTAAGTCATCAAGTAATGCTTGCTTTTCCGCCATACCTTCTTGCTTCATTTGAGAACCATTTAGTGCTGAACCACCTTGCGGGCCTGCAATACTTGCATACTTTTCACGTGCTTGGCCAATGATCATTTTAGCAGCAGCGGTAGTAAAGTCTTTAATCCACTGTGAAGTTTGATAGTCTTGTAGCAACGTTACTTCTGGTTTAGCATTATATACCCAAAGTAATATTTCTTCGCCTGTGCCTTTTGGATCACGCACAACGCGAAGTTGCTTTGTTACAGGGTTAAACGTGTAGTTCATAAACCCACCAAACATACGCATTGCAAGTTCAACGTACTGTGAGTACATTTCAAACGTCGCTAACCCGCCTGCATAGGTATAGTTTAAAAGATAGACATTGAGAGTAGCCTGACTAAATGGGTCAAAGCTACTACTGTAAGGGCCAGTAGCATCCCCCAGAGTGCGTCTGAAAATTTGACGGACATGTGTTACCTCTTGTGGTAATGTGTAAGTATCCTGCCCTTCCTGGAGTGTTAGAAACGCATAACTTTCTTCAGTGCTTGCTTGTGAGCGTTGTCTAAAAATACCAAGTGCTTCTTGATATGCTATTTCGTAGTGCTCTGGATCAAGTTCAATGTCAATAATGCCATCGCCTAATCTTAGTCCTACGTATTTAAAGAGATCTTGCTTTAGAGAATCTAAACTCATATGTCCTGTCCATCCATCCTTATTACACTATTTAGTGAATTCGGAGGATGACTAGGTTCTCATTAAAGCGTCCGTTTACCTTAGCTTCTACTGCCCGTATGTCTGTAAAGAACTTGCGACTGTTAGGCTTACTTGCCTTGTTGAGCTCTTTAATCTGCTCTTCTGGCTTGCGAAGCGTCTTCATGACGCTAAGTGTTGGGTCATAACCAATGATAGCATTGTTCTTTACATACAAGCCACCTGAATGCTGGTCTGCTACATAGTATTGTAGCTTGCGGTTCTTGGTGTTATACACAAACATTTCCTTAGCACCGAGAATCTTCACTGGCTTTTCTGACTTAATGTCGCCAAATTCCTTCAGATACTTGAGCTTTGCTACCACTTTTTCTGGCGGAACTGGCTTCTTGCGTCGTGGGGTTTTGGAAACTTTCTTGTACTGTACGT